TATGCCCCGCCGCGTCTTTTTGGTGAGCGAGCCCCAGCGCCAGCGCCGCCCCGGACAGGTTGCCGGGAAGCCCATAAGCCAATGCTCTTTGCATTGTGCAGCTAAGGGGATTGGCGGCGAAGATCGCCAGCCGCTCCAGCACCGCCGTTTCAAAAGAAGCGTTGAAGGCGTGGCCCTGCACGTCGGGGTTTGCCAGCGCCGTTATCAGATCAATCGGCAAGCCGCCGTTGGCGTAAGGGCGTGCCGACTTCGTCGCGTGCCCGTCGAGTTTCCACGCCACGCATAGGACGCGAAACGAAGGATCGTACACATAACGATGCACGCCGACTTTCTTGAGATCGAGATCGCAGTAGGTTTCAAAATCAAAATGAAGATCGCGGGTAGGCTTGGGCATGGGCGGCTCCTGTGTCTCGCCTCGATTGGGCGGACAATCACCCTACGCCGAAACAAAGGGGTTGACTATCGCTTTTTTCGTGTTACAAACCCCGTCGACGATAACGGAGAAACCCATGCCCAAGGAACTAGTCAACATCCACCCCGCCGACGAGCTTTCGGCGGTGCGTGAAGAGATCAAGATCCTCACCACCCGTGCCGACGAGTTGCGCGACCTCCTGCTGAAAGAAGGCGCGGACCTGCACGGCGACCAGTACACCGCCAACATCATCCCCGGCACCCGCGAGACGCTCGATCGTAAAGCCCTCGAAGAGACTTTTGGCGAGGCCGTCGTCGCCCCCTTCCTGAAAAAGACCAGCTTCAAGACCGTCAAGCTAGTGGAGAACTGAGCAATGCCGAAACGCGACCGCACCATCTTTACCCCCGTGCCGCCCGTCTGGAAGGTGCGGGACATGATCGAGCGCCTTGGCGGCGTGGGGCCCATGACCGAGAAGCTCATGTCCAAGGGGTTCTTCCCGCCGGGCGCTGATACCGTTCAGGGCTGGGTGACGCGCAACAGCCTTCCCGGGGCTTGGGCCCCGGCGCTGTTTTCGCTCGCCCAAGACGCGGGCCTGATCGACAACCCGATGGACGCCCTCGTCAGGGACTTCCGGCTGAACAAGGGCAACAAGGGGCGGAAGCGCAAATGACCGACGACGAGATCACGGAAACCTACATTGCGATGGCCGCCCGTGTCGATGATCTGGAACAGGCCCTGCACCAGATCGCCAGTTGGGCCGAAGCCTACCCGCTCGACATCTTCCCGGAACCGGACCTGAAAAAGGCCCGTGCCCTGCTGGAGGCGGGCGGCATCACGCTCGACGCCGTCTCCGCAAGCTGTATGCGCCACGTCGTCGAGGGCGTCGGCGAAATCGCACGCGAGGCCCTCAAATGATCTTCGCCGCCATCGACCCCGGTTCCGTCCACGCGGCGGTTGCCGTCTTTCACGACGGTACCCCCGTATTCGTGGACGATATAAGAACCGTTAATGGGATGCTCGACAGCACCGCCTTCGCCCACGCCCTCCAAGACATGAAGGTGGAACATGCCGTGGTCGAGAACGTCCACGCCATGCCCCTACAGGGCCTCTCCAGTACGTTTAAATTCGGCATGGGCGTCGGCATCATCCACGGCGTTTGCGGGGCCCTGAGGCTCCCGCTGACGCTTGTAGCCCCTACCCAGTGGAAAGCCTTTCACGGGCTCCGGGGCAAGGACAAGGAACCCAGCCGGGAACTGGCGATCCGGAAGTGGCCGGGCCTCAACCGCCACCTCGACCGGCACAAGGACGCCGACCGTGCCGAGGCCCTGCTGATAGGGGACTGGTACTGGGTGCGGGGCGCGCAGGGCCGTAACACTCCGGAGATTTTCGCGTGACCCAAGGGCAAAGCGACGGCAGAAACCCCAAGTTCCGCATTCTGTGCAAACGCTGCAACAGCTACCGGCACACGGTTGTAACCTTCCCGGTCAATCGTGACGCGCGGCTGGAACCCTCCGACGGCGGATACACCATCACCTGCCGCAGATGTCTCAACACCGCCAACGACTTCAACGAGGAAACGGAGGGCAACAGCCATGATTGATGGATGTCTGTCTGCGGCCTCGCCGTGCAACCATCAGAAGGCCGATCCCAACTCGATCTGCCACGTCTGCCGGATGTCGCACGAATTGACCGCAGCCAACGCTCTTAACAAGGCGTTGCGCGACGCCAAACGGTTACTGGAAGCTAACGGCTACACGGTGACCTCCACGGAGGGCGCGACATGAGCGGCCACTACATCTGCGACAGATGCGGATACGACGGCCTCTGCGCTGACTACTGCGTGACCCGACGCCCGGTCAAGGATCGATGGCAGGGGCATTACACCAAAGAAGAGATGGAAGAACTGCGCCGCGCATCACAGCTTCCTTCGCAGGATCGGGGGACCGCCAAATGACACAGTATAGATTTCAACTTTGGCAAGACGGGATGCTGGTCGCCGCGGTTGATTGTGCCGACCGAAAGTCCGCCATGAAAGAAATCATGCACTATGCGGCCATCTATGAACAGGACGGTCCGGTGAAGATCAGGGAAGTTAAGCCGCGCACCACCTCGGTCACGCGCCCACATCTCTCAATCGTGGCGGCTTCCTCAAAGAATGGCGGGACCAATGGATAGCTTTCTTTGGTGGTCCGGGGTTGCTGCGTGGGCTGCGTGTGGTTCGGTCGGTATTTTCCTCGGCCTAGATTGGGCCGTCGATCAAATTGCCAATTCATTCAACTTCAAGCGGCAATTTCTTGCTTTTGTTTGGGATCGACTAAAGCAAAAGTCATCCCCGGCTTCGTCGAAACATCGGGGTGACTAAGTGACGAACACCTTATCCTTGATGTGCCTGATGGTCGTCGCGATTATGCTTTTCGCTTGTTGGGTTGAACTTTCCGCTATTCGTGCGCTCCTAGCTCAGCGGATAGCGCACGAGCAACAGCGGAGAATAGCGCCGTGAGCAAGCCCCTCTTTCCCCACCAGCACACGGGCGCGATGCGCATCGCCGAGAAGGTCCCGACCTATCTGGCGCTCGACATGGGCATCGGCAAGACGAGGACCTTTATCGAGGCGGTCCTTGTCCGCAGGGCCCGGCGGGTCCTGATCCTCTGCCCCGCCAGTGCAAAGCTGGTCTGGAAACGGGAAATCGGCCTCTGGGCCCCCGGGGCCACGTTCATCGTCGTCGAGAAGGCTTCGGACCTAACCCGCCCGGCGCAGTTCTTCATCGTTTCCCACGGGCTCATGTCCCAGACCAACGGCCCGATCCCGGCGGCGCTCATTCTCGGCGTCCCCTTCGACATGACCGCGATCGACGAGGCCCATGCCTACAACGCCGTGGACACCAACCGGGTGAAAGCCCTGCGCCGCGCCGCGCCGAAGCTGGGGGATATCACCCCCCTCTCCGGCACCCCCATGCGCAACCACGCGGGCGACCTCTACACCCTGCTCTCGATCTGCTGGCCGCAGGGCATGAAGATGACCCGCGCCGACTACGAGGAAAGGTTCTGCAAGGTTAGCCACAAGTATTTCGGGCAGTCCCGGCCAATACGTGTAGTGGAAGGCTCGAAGAACCTAGATCAACTCAAGACGTTGATCGCCCCCTTCATGTATCGGGTCCGAAAAGAGGAAGTATTCAAGGACCTGCCGCCGATCCTCTGGGACCAAATCCCGATCCCGCTCGACAAGAGCGCCCTGACTGGCAACGACATCGAGGTGCTGGAGAAGACCATCACGACCCTGTTCGCCGACAAGGGCGCGACCGCAGGGCTCGACGTCCTCACCGCCGCCCTCGCTTCGCTGGACAAAAGCGTCGCGCTGATGTCGCTGCGGCGGATGCTGGGGATGGCGAAGCTGCGCGGGGCTTTCGAGTATATCGTTGATATGCTTGAAAACCTGCCGCCTGACCGCAAGGTGCTGGTGTTCGCGCACCACGCCGAAGTCATTGCCTCTTTGTCCCAGAACCTCGCCGCTTTTTCCCCGGCGGTGCTGACCGGCAAGACCAACCCCCGCGAGCGTGAGCAGGCCGTCGATAAGTTCCTGACTGATCCCAAGTGCCGCGTATTCATCGGCAACATTCAGGCAGCAGGCACCGCGATCACGCTCGTGGGGCCCCGCTGCAAGTGCTCCGATGTGATTTTCGTCGAGAGTTCGTGGACCCCGATGGACAACGCCCAAGCGGCGTGCCGCGTGCACAGGATTGGCCAGAAAGACGGCGTGGTGGCGCGGATGCTCTCCGCCGCCGGGACCGTTGACGACCTCATCAATTCCCTCTTGGTCCGCAAGGCCCGCGAGTTCACCCAACTGTTCGACCAGCAAGGAGAAGCAAAAAGTGCCTGAACCCAAAGACCCCAAACTGCTCACCATCAAGGTGACGACAAACGACCCGCAGCATTCCTACTATGTCCAGTTCGACCGCGAGCCCCCGCATGATCTGCGCAACGTGCTGGAGTACAAGTCGATATTCTCCCCGTCGATGGGCGTCATGGCGGTCAAGACCAAGAACGTCGTCAATGCCGCCCGCACCAAAATCCCCGAAACCATAATTGGAGACACGCAATGAAGATCACGTTCGAAGGCGAAAGCATCCACGACATCTACGCCCAGATGGAAGCCCTGCTCGCCAGCACCAACATGTCGCGCCGTCAAGCGACGAAGATCGACGAATTTAAATCCGTCGGTCCGGCACTCAAGGACATCCCGGGGGCCTCGATGCAGGGCCCGGGCCCTGACGTCTTCGGCGAGCTTGAGGATGATCTGCCTGTGGACAAGCCGGTGGACAAGCCGGTGGATAAACCCGTGGATATCTCCCCGGAAAAAGCCGAGATGAAAGAGCGCATGGCGAAGATGCGCGCCAAGCGGGACGCCAACAAAGCGGCGAAAGCCGCCGCCGCAGCGGCCCCTGCCGAGGCCCCTGTGGACAAACCCGCGCCCAAGGCGGCGAAGGCGAAGGCCGCCGAACCGGTGGACCCTGCCGAAATGGTCAAAATCCGCCAGAAGACCATCGCGGACCTGCAAGACGCCTACGCGAACGGGCATCAGGCGGAAGTGTTCGAATTGCTCTCCCGCTTTGGCAACGGCGCGAAGAGCTTCCGGGAGCTTCCCCCGGACGCCTTCGTCCCGATCAGCGAAGCGATCGCGAAGGGGGCTTTGACGTGAGGGCCCTCCTAGTCCTCGCCCTGCTGGCGTCCCCCGCTTTCGCGGAGGACGACCAGACCGCCTATGCCTTCCCGGTGATCCCGAGCGAAGAGCATAAAATCTGGGCCCTCAAGCGGGCCTACCAGCTCAACGGCAACTCGATGGTCGGCAACAACCGCATGATCGATGTCTCCAACGAGACGCCTTTCTCCAACCCGGTCAAGACCGAGCGGGTCACGGTGACGCTGCCGGTGGCGGCAACGCCCGAAGCGCAACTGGAGAAGATGAAGCCGGTCGCCGACATCTGCGCTCGCCACGGCAAGCGCCGCGTCGAAACCAACGGCGGGCGTTCGTGGAGGTGCCGGTGAGCGCCCGACGGCGCGTTTGCGCTATTAAGAAACTGGGGGCGCTTTGATGGGGCAGCATGCTGCGTGTTCGCCGTCTTCCGCCGCGATGTGGCTGGCGTGCCCCGCCAGCGTCACCATGACGAAGGACATGGTCCGCCCTTCGTCGAAATACGCCAAAGAAGGCACGGCGGCGCATCAGGTTGCCGAGATGACCCTGAAGGGAGATATCTTCCTGCCCGACAAAGTCACCGTCGAGGGCGACGAGTACGTCGTGAGCCCCGGCATGTGCCGGGCCCTCAATCCCTACGTGACCCACGTCCAGAGCCTTATGGCGGTACCGGGGGCCCGGGTCTTTCTCGAAAAACGCCTCGTCGTCCCGCAGACCTTCAACATGGTCTGGGGCACCCTCGACTGCGGCGTCCAGACCGAACACTGGGAGCTTCACGTCGTCGATCTCAAATTCGGCAAGGGGGTTGCCGTCGAGCCTGACACGCCGCAACTGAAACTGTACGCGCTGGCGCTGGCGGATCACGTCGATGCAAAGGCCCCGTCTACCAGCGTCACCCTGACCATCTGCCAGCCCCGCGCTGGGGGCACGCCGCTGCGCTCGCACGTCACGACGCTGCGCGGGTTGAAGTCGTGGCGGGCTCAAACAGTCGTACCCGCCGTCCAGCGCATCAAGGCAGGCGACACCACAGAGAACGCGGGCGTGCATTGCCGCTGGTGCGTCCGCAAGACCGAGTGCACGGCCTTCAACAACAAGCATCAGGGCCATGCCGCAGCGGCTTTCGATGATGGAGGACTTTTCCCATGACCTTCGGAGGTAATACGTTTGACGAGAAACTAGACGGCGACCGGCTTCGTCGGCAACTCGCCGCCGTGCGTGCCGAAACGTCCGACGGACAATGGTGGACGCTGCATCGGCTTTCCCTCGCGGTGGGGGCCCCGGAGGCTTCCGTCTCGGCACGGCTGCGCGATCTCCGCAAAAAGAAATTCGGCGGCTACATCGTCGAGCGGCGGCGCATCCCCAACGGTAACGGCTTGCATATGTACCGGATACCCCGCTGGCAATTTCAGCAAAATCAGCTCTTGACAGGGGAGTTGATTTCTGCGTAAAGTACCCCTGTCGTCCAGATAGACGAACGATGTCAACCAGTTACTAGATTGGGAGTTGAAATTATGTCTGCCATCAATACCCCCTATGCGACCCTTAGCTTCGCTAACATTTTCTCCCCCCGGCCCCGCGCCGAAGGCGGCACCTCGGTTTACTCCTGCTCGCTGATCTTCGATCCGTCGCAGCAGAAGTCCCCCGCCTACAAGGCCCTTCAGGACGCCTGCATAGCGGCTGCGCGTAAAGAGTGGGGCGATAACGTCGCGCTCAAGGGCGTCAACATGCCGTTCCGCGACGCAGGCGAGAAGAGCTACGACGGCTACCATGCCGGGCACACCTACATTTCACCGTGGTCCAAAAACAAGCCCGGCGTGGTCGATACCAACCGGCAGGACATTCTGGTGCCCGACGAAGTCTGGAGCGGCCAGCTTGTGCGCGCCAATGTGGTGCCGTTTGCTTGGACGCATACGGGCCGCAAGGGCGTCTCCTTTGGCCTGAACCATCTCCAGATCATCCAGTCCGAAGGGCGGCAGCGCCTCGACGGACGTCCTTCTCCCTCCTCCGCCTTCGATGACGGCGAAGTCAAAGAGAAAGAGGATATCTTCTGATGGCCGCGATCAACGAGAGGCCCGGTCCGGGCGACCTGCTCACCCATGCGTTCGAACTCATCAACGCGCGGGGGCTCGAGTACAACACCGACACCCTCGACCAGCACTTCCGCGAAGCCGCCGCGATTGCGACGCTGGTGCTGGGCAAGGAGATCACGGCGCGCGACATCGCGCTCATCATGACCAGCATCAAGCTGCTGCGGTCGAAGGCTTCGCCGGGAAAGCTGGATCACTATGTTGACGGTATGAACTATCTGGCGTTCGCCGCATGCTTCACGGGGCTCGCCCCACTGACACTGCCGGTGAAGGCCCCCGCCGCATTCAAGGCGGTAGAGGAAGCCGCCGAATAGCGATCAGCCAAAAAAGAGCCCCGCCAGAAATGGCGGGGCTTTTTCAGTTTAACCCATTTACCCGGGACCTAGTATGGACTGGCTCCGCCGTCGGGTCCAACACTGTTTTCGCCGCCGGGGCCGGGGCCGATGCCGAAGCCGTAGCCGCCGCCCATGCTGCCGCCGCCGAGGCCCCCGAGGCCGCCGACACTTCCTCCCAGACCATTCCCGCTGTTGTCGTAGCCCATCGCGTTCATGGCGTTCATAGAGTTCATGTAGCCGTCGAACGGGTTTTCCATGTTCATCGGGTTGGTGATCCCGTAGGGGTCGTTCACGGTCGGGTTGAAGTTGTTCTGCACGTTCGGAGCCTGCACCCCGAAGAACCCCGGCGCGTTGACGCCGAGGTTGCTCATGGCTTGGTTCATCGCAATGGCGGCTTCCACGCCTTGCTGCGAAGAGATGTTCGCGGGGTCGCCAAAGACGCCGTTGGGGTTGCCGACATTGGGGTTGCCGACATTGGGGCTGCCGACGTTGGGGTTGCCTTGGCTGGGGCCCGAAGTCTGGCTGACACTGCCACCGGGACCGAAGCCGTAGCCGACGGCTTCGCCGCCGGGACCGCTGCCGTAGTAGTTAAACCCTGTCGGCGTGCGCTGTATATTCATCAGCGGGTTGGTCGCCACCTCGTGCTGGAAATACGAGGGGTCGTAACCGCCGCCCCAGCCACCGCCGCCGCCACCTCCGCCACCTCCGCCACCTCCGCCGCCCGCCTGCGGCATCGGCTGTTGCGCCTGTTGCGGCATGAACTGCTTCGCCTGTTCCGCCTGCGCCTGCTGCGCCATCTGCTGCTGGGCGATCTGCTGCGCGAACATAGCCCGGTAGTCGGGCCCTCCACCGCCTTGAGACGGGGGCCCGCCACCGCCGCCCTGTCCCTGCATCATCGCCATGAGCTGGGCGTCGAGGGCCGCGCTGTCGGGCTGGCCCCCGGCGGCAAGCTGATCGCGCCTGCGGATTTCTTCCGAATAGTCGTTGTTGCCGTCGTTAGCCATGTCGGTTCTCCGTTAGCTTGCGTTCAGCCAAGGCTCAAGCGGGCGGGCTGGACCGCCGGTCATGCCGCCGTAGCCGTAGGACGTGCCGCCTGTGTTCTGGTCGCCGGTCCAAGCCGGATCGCCGCCGTAAACACTGGAACCCGAGGGCCCGATCTGCCCGATCCCGAGACCGTATCCCGGCTGACCCGTGTAGCTTGAGCCGCCATAGGGCCCGAAGCCTGAGGCCCCGAAGCCGCCGCCGCCCTGCACTGGTTGCTGACCTTGCATCGGGTCTGGCATGTAGGAGGTATTACCCTTGTAGGGCGCGAAGCTGGTGCCGCCCGTGTTTGCCACGCTACCGAAAGTGTTGTCGAAATAGCCTTGGCCGTAGGGCTGGCCGGGCAGGTTGCCGAAGCGGTCGTTGAAGCTGGCCATCGCGTTGGCGAGCTGGTCCCGCTGCGCGTTCTGGGCCTGTTCGTGGTAGAAATAATCCATGCCCGGGGCCCGGGCCGCATCGCTGCCGATGCCGCCGCCGGAATAGGGCGTGTTCGGGGTGTAGCCCAGCAGCTTGTCCATGCTGGGATTGGCCGGGGTCGAGCCCCAGCCGCTCTGGTTCGGCGCGTAGGTCTGCGGCTCGTTGTAGTCGTAGCCCGCCGAGGTGCCCCACGGGTTTTGCTGCTGGTTCGAGATGCCCCCGGTCTGCGGGGCCACCGTCTGCGTCATGTATCTCGACCAGTCCACCGCCGGGTTCTGGTACTGGCCGGGGCTCTGGCCCGCGTCGCTGCCGATGCCGCCACGGCCTAGGTTTTCCATTTCTTGGTAGAAGTAGTCCATGCCCGGCACCCGGGCCGCGTCGCTGCCGATGCCGCCGCCACTGTAGGGACTACCGCCGCCGCCATTGAAGCCGCCGGTCGCTCGCCCGTAGGCCGCGCCGAGGCCCGAATAGTAGTCGGTCTGGGCCCCGAAGCCGCCGCTCTGGGTGAAGGGATTATAGGACCCGACGCCGCTGGCGTAGGCCTGATTGGCGTTGTACGCCGCGTTGTTGTTGTTGATGGCGTTGTTGGCCAGCGGCGTGTAGCCGTTGCCGTAGTTGAAGCTGTCGGAGTAGCCGCTGGCGAGGTCCATGAAACTATCTCCTTACTTCGCAGCGCGAAATCTGCACCATCGTTCGCGCCTGCGCCTTGCAGGCCATCTCGGCGTCGCGTGCGGCGATCTCGCTGCGCGAGGGGTAGCGGTCGAGGATCGCCATGTCGTCGGTGGTGAGGCAGCCGCCCAGCGGCAGCACGATAATCAGGGCTTTCCACATGCTTCACCCCCATACCATTTGCGCGACGAGCGCGGCGAGGACGCCCACTATAACCGCGATCAGCACCGCCCACCACTGCATGACGTACATCAGCGAACCGGCGAGCCGAACGTGTGAAGGCCCAGAAGGCCTATCAGGATAAACAGGATGAACCAGCTCCCGAACGGGGCCCACGGGGCCCCGGAGGGTCGCCACGGGTTCATGCCCCAGACACCGAAAATCAGCGTGATGACGTAGATCAGCCAGAACCATATGCCTGCACCCATCGGACGTCTCCTATTTTGTTGTCTCCATCAGCCTGCGTACTTCCGCGCACGTCTCCTGCACCGTGACATACTTGCCGTCGAGCATATTGACCTGACATTTCACGTTGGGGCTAAAGGCCCCAATGCTCGGGTCCGGGTTGCGCAAATTGGTGATGGTCTGCGGGTTCAGGTCCAGCGCAATGCCAGACCCCGAATGCAGCACGATCATCACCAGCATAATCATGCGGGCTGCGCTCCGACGCCTACCTTGCCCTCCAGATCACGCACGCGCTCGCGTAGGGCTTTCAGTTCCTGCAACAGCACCGGAACGTACTTGCTGTAGTCCACGCCCCAGAAGTCCTCGACAACTTCCTCATCAGCCTTGCCTTCCGCCGTGATCGTTTTCTTTATCTTGCTGTTGACCACGGCGGTCGGGTAGACCTCGTTGGCCTCCTGCGCGACCACGCCATAGGCCCGCTCGCCGGTAGACTTCCACGCGAAGTCATAGACGTTGGTGTTGTCCACGATGTTGCCCGCATCGAAGCTCTTGAGGTCTTCCTTCAACTCGCGGCTGGACGTGGTGACGTAGCTGGTTGCGCTCGCGGTCGTGGAGATTTGACCGACAGCGACGTCACTTGAATTGACGAACAGCAGGTTCGGAGTGCCGTCAATCTGCGGTCGCAGCGTCATGCCGTACTGCGTTCCGCCGCCAGTAAACCCGATCCTGAAGGCAGCACCGCCAGAGCTTGTCGGCTGCGCGGCGGGCGCTACGTTGAGAGGTCCACCGAAAAAGTTAAAGTTTACGCCGTCATAGGTCAGATACTTGGCGGTACCATTGCCGAAGTAGTAGGTGCCGGTAAGTGGTGCGGAGACAACAGTGGACACAAACGAGCTTGCAAATACCGCCCCGCTAATCCCCACTCCGCCCGCGACCGTCAGCGCGCCCGTGGTGGGAGAGGTGGAGGCGATAGTGCTTGGCAGGTTGAGTGTCTGGTAGCTAGACCCTACGGCGTTTATTACGCTCAGGTTGGCAGCACCCGCAACGCTGTTACTTAATCCGAGAACCGTGTCAGCGGCTAACTTGACTGAAAACGGCCAAGCGGAAGAAGCCCAAGCAGGCGCATTTCCCGCACTTACGTTGCCGCCAGCGTTGATAGCGCCGCCAATTCCCACCCCGCCCGCGACCGTCAGCGCGCCCGTGGTGGGAGAGGAAGAGGCGGTGGGCACGCCTATATGTGCGTTGGTCTCGCCCCATACGTAGTAGTTGGACCCCATCGAGAGTGAGAGGGCGTGCCCCGTCTGGTCGTACATGAAGTAGTGACCACCCTCGAAAGCGATGATCGGATGCGTGGCGTCGTAGGCTCCAAGGTAGAAACCGGGGACCGTGGCCGAACCGGGGAAGATGTTGCCGTCAACCGCGAGTGACCCATCGGCCCCATATAACCGCATCGTCTCGCGACCCGGTGTATTGTAGGCAATTGAAGTATAGAACACCAAGTCCGGTCTATTGGACGCATCAAGCTGCTGCCCGATCCGGCAGGTTACGATGCCGCTGTGGTTGACATCCCAGTCGATGGCGTTGATGTCGTTTGTGCCTACGTAGTTGGCGGAGAGCAGGATGCTCTGCATGGGAGCGTTTGCGCCGTTCTTGTAGACCTTGAGTGATGGCAGCGCGGGAGCGTAAGTAGAGCCGTCAAGCGTCAGCAGCCCCGACATATTGTCGCCCGTCACATTGACGTAGGCGGCATCGAGGTCGGCGGTGCTGCCGGGTTGCAAGGCCCACGCACCCCAAACGCCGCCGTTCTTCTGACGAACATATAATGAACCTGCGCCTAACTCCCGTGCATGCAACACGGTCCAATCCGGCGAGGTGCTGTAGGTGTAGCAGAAACCTATGAACGTCCCGCCGGTCGGCGCAGCGGTTGCTCCGGGATTGGAGAAGAACGATCCCGCCACGAACGGAAAGGTGTCGAAGTTGGTCACTGGACCCTGATTGGCGATCTCGCCCGACAGCGCGATCATCGCATCGTGCGCGTTGTTCGCGCCGGTGCCGCCCGCCGTGATGGGCCGCACTTCCGTCCGCAGGGTGGTTATCGTCGTGCCGCTGTCTTTCAGGACTTTTCCGGTCGGACCGTTGAACAGCGCGATGTCGTCGTTGGTTGCCCCTGCGGGCCCCAGCACATCGCCCGCGCCGCTGCCGGGCGCACCCGGGGCTCCGGGCTCGCCCTGCGCGCCTTGGATGCCCTGAGGGCCTTGGATACCTTGAGGGCCTGTGTCGCCTTGGTCGCCCTTGGGCCCCGGCACGGTGCTGTCGGCACCCGTCTCGCCTTGGATGCCCTGCGGACCAGTGTCACCCTTCGGGCCCTGATCGCCTTGGTCGCCCTTGACGCCCTGCGGGCCCCGGATGTTGGTTTCGCCGCTCCACATGGAAGATCACGCTCCCTTGAACGCCGACCACCCCGCCGCCGCCGTCCAGCGGTAGACGTCGCCATTGCTCTCGTCGAGGTACATGTCGCCCTCCACCCGGTCGTCGGGCACGGTGATGTTGGGGGGCCCTACGGCGGTGTACCAGCGCGATCCGCGCATGCCGGGGTCTCCGGGAAGGCCCTGCGCGCCCGTCGCACCCACGGGGCCCGCTGGCCCGCTGGGGCCCGTCGGGAAGGAAGCCGGGCCCAGTGGCCCGGACCTGACATAGGCGTAGCCGTTGAGGTCCACCCGGCCATAAGCCAGCATCCGCTGCGGTTGCCCGGTCGAGTTCCGGGCGTAAACCTCCACGTTGAAGCGGTCGTTCATGACGACGCCGGGAACCACGGCAATCCCTGAAGCGCCTACCGGGTCGTTGATCTCGATGTCGTAGGCGTAGGTCTCGGGCCTCGTGAAGGGCCGCAGGATGAGCTGCGGGTACAGGCTGGCGATTTCGGGGTAGGCGAGGTTGCCCTGCGTCTTGAAGTCGAACTTGATATCCCCCGGCATCCCCGCCGCCTGCGCGAAGCCGACCGTGGAGGGCCCGGTCGGATCGACGTGGATGATGGCCTGATGCATCAGGTTGCCCCTTCCAGTTCAGTCACCCGGGCCCTCAGGGCCTTGACCTCTTGCAGCAGCAGCGGGACATATTTCGAGTAGTCAACGCCCCACCAATCCAGCTCTTCGGTGTATTTTATGGCCCCCGGGAAAGCCGCCTGCGCCTGCTGCGCGATCACGCCACAAGCCCGCTCGCCGGTTTTCTTCCACGCGAAATCATAGACGTCGATCTTGTCGATGACGCTGCCCGCGTCGATAGCCCTAAGGTCTTCCTTCAGGCGTTCGTCCGACGTGGTGAGGTAGGAGGTGGCGCTTGCGGTGCAGGCGATCTGGCCGACCGCCACCTCGCCCGAGTTGGTGAATAGCAACGCGGGCGTGCCGTCGATCTGGGGCCTCAGGCAGATGCCGTACTGCGTGCCGCCGCCGACATAGGCGATGGCGAGCCCGCAACTGGAGCCGGGAATGGCCGCGCCGACGACGCCGCGTAGCCGCGCGCCGCCAGCGGCGAACACGTTCAAAGCGCCGGGCCCGGAACCGACATTCAGCGCGCCCAGCAGGTCCGCCTGACCGCCAACCGAAAAATTAGAGCCTACCGACATGGTGCCTTGCGAGTTTATGGCGGTGGTGGCGTCGAGGGTGTGGCCCCAGAGCGTGCCCGCAACGCCCATGCCGCCCGCGACCGTCAAGGCCCCGGTGGCGGGCGTGGTGGAGGGGGTAGCGTCGGTGACGGCCAAGCCTTTGACGGTGCCGAGCCCTGTCGCGCGGCTGAAGCTCAACGCTGTCCCGATTAGCGTCGTGCCGTCGTCGGCGATGTTGAGCAGGTCGAAATCCGAACCGGCGTTGGCCCCGCTTTCCACCGCGCCGTTGCCGAGGCGCATCGCCCAGCGTTGCTTGGTGGCGGACGACCCCCGGATAAATACTCCGGAGGACCCTGCCGTGCTGTCCAACTGTAGCGTCGGGTTGTCTTTTTGGATCGTCAGATCGCCACTCATGCTGTCGCCAGCCTTGGCGACCTTGCCGGTGATGCCGCTATCGGCGTAAGCCTTGGTTAGCGCGTCCTGCGGATTGATCGGGTCGGCGAGGCCCGTGATCCGCTTGTTGTTCATCGGGATGTTCTGGGTGACGATGGTCTGGCCGTCTTTCGTGATGCAGTTGGAAAGCCCTGCCGCGAAGCCGTCGTCCTCGCTGTCGTGGTAGTCGGCGCGGATTTTGACGCCAGCGGTGGCGTCGGCCACCCAGTTGCGGACCCGCTGGAAAACGCCTGAACCGTTGAACGGCATCGGTTTACATCCTGTCTTTGTCAGTGTCCTTGACCATCGTGACGTGCAGCCGGATCGGCGGCGGGCCGCCCATCTGCATGCCCTTGCCGGGCGACTTCGGCAGGCCGAATTGGCTGGGGCTCTTCGCGCCCTTCTGCATTTTCTTGGTCTTGGTGTAGCCGTTCGCGTCTGCTTCGGATATTGCCTCGGGCCTTCGGGCCTTGGAATATTCGGATGCGACCTGCGGGGGAACGTCGGCGGTGGTTTTTGCCATGTGCTTTATTCCTTGTCGAAGAAGTTGCTGCTGTAGCGGGCCCCGGCGCGTTTCACCTGCTCCGCCGCGAGGATTTTCGCGAGAGCCTCGCGCGGCGTGTTGATGACGTTCCGGTCGGTAGCGCCGGTGGTGATATTACGAACGAGATCATCGACGCGCGCCGCACCGCGATTGGCGATCGTCTTGTTCAGTTGACGGGCCCCACCCTTGGCGAGAAGCCCGAGCCCCAGTGAAGTCGCGCCGCCGACGCCAATCGGACTGCCGTAGTCGCTGCCGAAATAGTGGGCCCCGCCGCCGCCTGCCAAACCAAGGGTGCCGAAGCTGAGAAGGTTGCCGCCTTGTTTACTCAAGAAATCCGAGGCACCCGTCAGTCGGGGGTCGCCTTTGGCGATCTCCGCGATCTTCGCGAGCTTCGTCGGCTCGTTCTGGAACGAGCTGAAGCGTTTCGGGTTAAGGGCCTTGTCATGCTCCGCACCGAAATTCGTTCGCAGCTTTTTGGTCGTGTCGGCGGTTGTGAGCATGCCCTTCTCAGCGAGAAACTCGGCGGTCTCGGCCTGCGAGCCCCGTCGCCATAGGTCTCTGGCCGTCTTGCTCTCCGCGCCGACGTTGATGCCGATGCTGCGAGGCGGCAGCGTCGGTCGGGCGGTCTCCACGAAGTTATCCAAGACGTCGCCGAGGTGCCCCGCCATCCTCCGCACCCGCTTGTCGTCGCTGGCTTTTGCGTCGCTGATCTGGGTGCGGATGTTCTGGAGCTGGGTCCACGTCGCGGGCTGACCCTTCAGGGCCCCGATCTGTTCAAGCGCCGGGATCAGCTCCTTGTGGACCTCCTTGTTGAAGCCCTTGTTCGCCATCGTCTGCGCGGTGTCCGTTACCAGCTTTGGGGTCTCGTTGCCGCTAAACTTGATGCCTGCCTGATCGAGCTTCTGGTAAAGCTGCCCGCCTTCTTCCTTGAGGCCCTTGGAGCCTCCTTCACGAACGGCTTCGTTGACTTCCTTCTGGGCCCCGCGCACGCCGGGCAGGTATTTCGCCCCGGCCCCGACCACGCCGCCGGTCACGCCGCCGGTAACGAGCCCCACGCCGCCACCCACCAGCGCATTCGGCACGCTTTCGGCGTTCCGGGCCGCGCCTTCGATACCGGCGGAACCCATGTTGCCCATCATCCACCTGCCGATTTTGGCGAGCTTGGACGGGGCCTCGACGGCAACCTTACCCACGTTCCGGGAGAGCGCCGCGCCGGGCCCTCCGGTGGCGAGGCCCCCGAGGATATCCACGGCGGCACCCGCATAGGGATTGGTGTTCGCGTCAGCGCGCCTTGCGTAGTCTTCCTCGGCCCCGACGCCCGCGCGCCACTTCTCGCCAGCGGAAATACCCTCGGGCGCATCCGCGCCGGGCAGCGCCGCCACGCCGCTGATCGGGCGATTGAGGCCCATCGTGAAATTGTCCTTGAAGCGGTAGCCGTAGCCGGGCTCGCCTTCGGTCTCCAGCTTTCGTTGCACCAGCTTCTGACGGTACTCCTGCTCCGGGGTCAGGTCTTGGGCCGCGCGACCGATCGACTTCGGGCCCTCGATGAAGGCATCCGGATCGAACGCCGTAGCCGCCGGGGTAGAGCCCTTGAGAAAAGCGTCGGGATCGAAAGCCATTACCCGCCTCCCAGCTTCTTCCGCACCGCCTCGGCGCGCGGATCGTTGGGGTTGGCGGCCAGCCATGCCTTGGCTTCAGCGTTGGCGTCTCCGCCCCCGCCCGTTGCAGCAGGCGTTGCCGCACCGCCGCTGCCCGCCGTCGAGAGCGTCGGCACCGTGCCGCCCGCCTCCTTGATGGTGTTGTTGTGAAGCTCCAGAAGCGTGGCGATCCGGTCGCGCATCCGGCCAAGGGCTTTTCGCTTGTTCTCCAGCGTGGCCGCCGGGTCGTTCACGATCTTGAAGTTGACCTGAACGTCCCGATCCGAGGACGCGCCTTTCATCTTGTTCAGCAGCTCCAGCGCCTGCTCACCCATGATCTGGTTGTAACGCTGCGTGTTCGACACGGTCTCCGGGTCGAGCCCTGCGGCACTGGCTACGCCCTGCAAGGATTTCGGGACCATCTCGCCGACACCTTGGATGAAGCCCGCGCCGCCCCCGGAGTGGATACCCTTGGGGTGTTCGGTTAGGGCTTTCGCTTCGTCCAGCGAAGCCAGCAGCGACTGCCCGGCGACACTCTGCTCTTGCAGGTCTTTGACGAACTTCTGTTCGTTCACTTTCGGCGCGAGCAGGTTCTTCTTGCGGGCGTCGTATTCCTCCTGATTGATTTCCTTGCGGTCGAAGGCCCGGCGCAGCGTGACGAGCGGCTCGTCGGTGGGCCGCGCCTGAAGACGGTTTTCCGCGTCGATCTGGGCTTGGTCGGCGTGCTTGAAACCGGCCTGCTGCGTTTTCTCCTGCTGGGCGAACAACTCCTGCTGGGCACGCCGCGCCGCGATGGTCGAAACCACTTCCTTGTACATATCGGGCGCGATGACAGCCATTCGCGCCTGCGCCTGCGGGCTCAAATCCTGCCCCGCAGGGGTGCCCGCGATCAGCTTCGATAGTTCGTCTTTTTGCGCGGCAACGGCATCGTCGGTGCGCCGCTGCCGGAAAGCATCGACGCCGACATTGGCGACCTGCGCGAGGCCCTGAAGCGGCGTCTGCGTGTTCTCGGGCGTGAACGCCTGCGGTTGCTGGGTCTGCTGCTGCAACATATCGCGCTGGCGCTGTTCGAGCGCCTTGATCGAGTACGCCTTCAGCGGGTCGCTGTAGCCCGACGTGGTCGTCGATGCGAAGATCGCCATCAGCCTAACCTTCCGCTATTGAGCCGTTGCATCGCGATTGCCAGTTGCTGCCGCTGTAGTTCGGCACGCTTGGCGTCGAACATCGGCACCGGGCCCTGAGGTATCGGCAGGACCGGGTTGGGGACGAGGCCTGAGTTCGAAGCATCTTTTACGCTCTTGGCCCCGGCGGCGTAGGCCTTGCCGACGTTCTCCAGACCCTCGCCAGCGGCTTCGCCCCAATTGGTTTTCTTCTTTTTGTCTTTCTTGTCGTCGTCAGGCGTGTCGGCCTTGTAGTCGCTCTCGCCACTGCCAACGTTCGGGGTGGGGTCAACCAACGGCGTTTTGTAACTTTCCTCGCCGCCGCCGACATTGGGCGTCGGATCGAGCGGCGTGGCTTTCCCGCTGATCCCGTCGTACTTTCCGACGCCGACTTTCGCCGCGCCGTACCACGCGCCCCAGCCGTCCTGCGACGCGCGCCTCATCGCGTAGTCGATGGTGGCGTCCTCGTTTTTCTGGTCGAGCGGATTAAGTCCCGTCTCTTTCTGGAACTCGTTGCCGAGGCCCCCTTTTGTGAAGAGTTGAAACGCGCCGCCCGACGCGCCGTTGTCGCCGTAGAACTGCGCCAAGCCCTCGGACTTCGCCACCTTCACCGCGACGTCCGGGTTGACCCCGTATTTTTCAGCCGCCGCGCGGATGACCGCTATCTTGCCGCGCGGATCACCCTTTGTCGCCAGCGGCACCGACGGCTGCGCTGGCGGCACCGGCACGGCGTTCGACACATAGGGCCGCTGCGCCGGGGTTTGCAGGTTGATCCGGTTATTCTTGCGCGGCAGGTCGTATTGCTGGGCCACCGAAATCAGCTCCTGTTCGTCCATGTGTCGATGGGGTCGTTGCCGACCCGCTGCGCGCCGCCGGGCCATGTCACGTTGTTGGCCTGCGATGACGCCTGTAACTGCGCCAACTGATCGCGCAGCCCTTGGATTTGACCGCTGAGATTGGCGTCTCCGCCGTTCGAAGCCGCCGCCATGCCGGGGCCCGGGCCCGAAGACCCGTCGGGGCCCCGATAAGTGAACATGTCGGGCCTTAAACCCGTGGCGCTGGGGTTGCGGCCCTCGGCTTGGATATCCGGCAGGAAATTCTGAAATCTCCCGTACTTGAAGGGATCGCCGATCGTGCTGTCCGCGCCTGCAACGGGCAGGTTCGGGATCGCGGGCCCCGCCGAAGAGGCTATCGGGCCCTGATAGCTGCCGCCGCTCGAACTCATGGCTCAATCTCCTATGCGCCGAAGTAGCCCTTGACGCCCGCACCCGCGAGCCCGAAGAGCCCTGCATTGGTCTGCGACGCCGCGTTGCTCTGGGCCTTGTAGTTGTCGTTGATGTACTGCGCGATGTTCGGGGCCTGCACCGGCGCGCCTTGGAACGGCTGAAACTGCGGAATGGTCGCCTGCGAACCGCTCATCAAAGCCGTGATCTCGTTGATCGGTTGGTTGCGGGTCGCGAAGCTCTCCTGCATCTGGCTGCCGCGCAGCGCGTTGTAGTAGTTCGCGAGCGACTGATCCATGTTGTAGCGTTGCGTCGCGGCGGCGTTGTAGGCCCCCTCGGCGGCGCGGCTCTCGTTGCCGGAGCCGAGATAGGCTTGGCGGGCCGCTTCGGCACGGTTGTCGTCACGCTGCATCATGTAGTTGCCGTAGCCCTTGCCGCCGGGCGAGAGGCCGCGCGCCGCCATCTGCGCCTCTTGGGCCTTCTCCGACGGCGCGACGCTTCGGTTGTAGCTATCCATCATCGCTTTTTCGATGGAAGCCCGATCCGTCGGGCCCTGATCCTGCCGCGTATTTTGCGTCTGGAGCCCCGTCTGCCACGGCGTCCACGACGAAGTATCAATGTTCTGGCCGAGGTGGTCGCGGAGTTTCGCGGACTGCTCGACCGCCGTCGTTCCCAGATTGTACTTGCTCTGGGTTTCGAGCCCCATGAGCTTCTGCTGGTCGGGAGAAAGCGTGGTGGTTCGCTGATAGCGCGGCGCGTAACCCGAGATTTGGCCGTTGGTGTAGACGGGGACCTGCTCGATGGCCTGATAGCTCACCGTGCCGTATGGATTTATTTCATTGGCGTTGCTGCCGACGGTATTGAACTGGCTCGCGGCTTGGCTCGCGGAACTCTGCGCAGCAGCAGTCGCATACGGGTTGGGAGGATCGGGTTGGCTGACCATCAGTGTACTCGCTCGTAGACGTCGGCAGACAACGTCGGGTTGGCGATCACGGTCGGGCCCTTATAGCCCGGGAGATATTTGCAGTCGTCCTTCAGCATGCCGTAGACAAGCGTGTCGCGCGAGCCTTCGAGCCCGAGACGGCGATAGCCCTCGTAAATAAATCCCAGCCGCTGCACTTGCCGCAGGGCCCGGCGGTTATCCGGCTCGACTTCGGCGGTAAGCCGCCTTGCCTGCGTAAAAGCCGCCGTGAAGATCGCGCGCAGCACTCTTCGCGACATGCAGCGGGGGTCGAGCACCATGATGGTCACGCGGCCCTCGAACCAGAACGGAAATTCGATGGCGAAGATGCCCGCTATATTGCCGTGGATATTACGGGCCCACGCCGAGAACCAGCGCGGGGCCCTGAAGTCGCAATGCCGGAAGTCCACGCGAAGGTGGTTCGTCAGCATCGCCTGCGCGTCCTCGGGGAGATCGCCGAAATGAATTTTCACATCAGCCCTCCCGGTTCGTAGATCACGTCGATGCCCGTTATCGCGTAGGTGCAGCCGAGGATGCTGGCGCGGATGCGCGGAGCCCCCACGCGTCCGAGGCCCGTGACACCCTGCCAGTTTTGCCGTGGCACCGCGTTGAGGGCCCAATAGTCCACGTCCCAGATCGCGACGTCCCAGACGGCATCGCCCGCAGGTGCTGTGGACACTTCGGGCTGGTTGGTCGGGCGGGTGGTGTCGTAGTCCACCTCCATGTCGATGAAGGGCCGCACCAGACCGTCGGTCAGGGTGTAGAGCCGCACCATCTTGAACTGTTTCTTGGCGACGCTCTTGTAGCCGCTCCACGCGAAGCGCACGTCGGCCTCGATGGCCTTGCCGTTGTCGCTGAGATACTCGGTCCCACCCAAAAAGATGCCGCCGAAATCATCGCCAAAATAAGTATGGTTGTTGAGCCAGCCCCAGCACCGCGCGGGAATGTCAGACCATTTCGCCCAGATTTGCCCCGGCATCTTCCGTACCATCTGCTGGTACTTGCCGTTGTTGAGCGGCATGTTGCAGATCGCGTGCCCGGTCTGGCTGTTGAGGATGACCTGCCACCCGAAGCTGTCGCGGTTGGTCTTCGCGATGGTCTGGAACTCGTCCATGACACTCATGTCGGACTTGCCGAGGTTCTCCACCTCGGCACGAATGAGTGTCGTCATCGGCACGAGGCCCGTCGCGATCATGACATAGAGATCGCCGCCGAAGTTCAGCACGCTGTTGTGCGACATCGGCGCGTCAAAGCGGAAGATGCCGACCAGCTTGAAATCGCTTTCGGGGTCAACGCCGCTGTAGATCACCGCCTCGCCGTTGCTGGAGAAGATCACCAGCGCGTCGTCGAGGCCGGTGCCGCCGTCCATCGACCATGTATGCAGGGCCTCGATGTGACCGCCGCGCTTGAACAGCACATCGAGCGGAAACAGCTCGACGGCCCCGGCTTTTTGGCCGATGGGGAGATAGTAGACCGCGAGGTTGTCGCTGTCGGCGAACCACAGCCGGTTCATGTGCGAAAGAACTTTATCGAACCGCAGCGGGTTGATCCACGTCTCGGCGGTGGGGACGGTAATGACTTCAGCGGTGAACGTCGTCCCGTCCCACGAGACCACGCCGTCGTGGCCGTTGACCATCAAGGTGTAATCGGTGGCACCTAAGTCGCTATACGAAATCCACGCCCAGTCATCGCCGCCATAGGGCCCGGGCCCGATCACGACGCCTGCGGTGTCGTAGAACTTGCCGCCAGAGGCCGCCGCCAATTTATGCGTGGCGCTGCCGTAGTAGGGCACGAGCGTCGAGACCGGGGTATTTGCAGCAATTTGCCCCAGCTTGATGTAGCCGGGCCTCACGGCAATGCGGTCGTCGAGCGGGAGCCAGTTGGTCAGGATCGACGCCAGCATCGGGTCGGTCTCGCTGAGTTCAGCAAACTTGGAGAGCCCTTTCAGCGGCGCGCTGAAGTGCGCGACCTTCGCCGCCGGGCGACCCTTGTTGAGAAGCCGCGTCGGCGTACCCCGGCGATTTTTGAGCGGCAAGGCTCCGGCGGGGAACATCTTCATTGCACGCGCCCCGGGTCTTCGTTGAGGTCGATCACGGGCGCGTTGCGGCCCGCGATCTTGTTGAGCCTGACGATGAAGTCGCGCTGTTCCTCGCCATATTCGAGACCTTTGGCCTTCAGGAAGCGGTACTTCAGGCCGTTCACGACGACGCGCGGATCGAACAGGATGAGGTCGCTGTCCGACGTGGGCCGGGACTTTCTGACCGTCCCGCCCGTGTCGATCAGCCAGTTGCCGTCGCCAAGTTGCTCCCGGTAGGGAGGGTCAAGCAGCAGTTCGTCCGCCACGTTTTGAAGAAGGGCCGTCATCTGCGCGATGTCCTGATCCGCCGTGCCGATCACCAGCGTCACGGGCCGTTGCACGATCCCTATTTCCAAGGAAGCGTCGGACACGGCATCGACGATGGTGAGCAGTCTTGCCATTATGCGGCAGCCTTCAATCGGAGGGCGTCAATCAGGGTCTTCTGCGCGGCGATGGTGGAGACCGCCTCGGCGAACTGTTCCTTCACCGCGTCGAGCTGGCTTTGCAGGTCGGTGACGATGCTCTCGTACTGCCCCGCCTTGCCGTGCAGCTCGATCATCGTGACAGCGCGATCGGCGATCTCGACAATCTCGGGCGGCATGGTCTTGAGGGCTTCGGCACGCCGCTTTTTGCTCATGAGCTGGGCGAGCTGTTCAACGGTGTGAATGTCGCGCACGGCGCACATCTGGAAGATATGCGGCGGGCAGGCGGGCCACAGCGCCAGCGGATAGCCGACGATGGCTTTGCGGGCCCCGCAGGTCTTCTGGTAAAGCTCGTAGGGCCCGGGATGGTCGGCGATGTCGGTCTCGTCGGCCTCGCGCTCAAGTGCAAGGTATGGAGGCCGATCCATCCGCACGCGAATGGTTTCGCGGTACAGCGGCAACCCGTCGGGGCCGTTGCCGTCGCGCTCCCAGCCGGAGGAAAAACGAACGAGTGTCGGGGTGTCAGACATAGATGCTCCGTTCGGGGAGCGGGGAAAACGGCGACGACGTCCCCGAACGCCGCCGCCGTTCAGCAGATCAGGTGCCGGAAGCCGTCAGCCTGCCCTGCATCGCGCGGTTGGACAGCGTCAGGGCTCCCATGAACGCCATGTGCTTGGTGACAGCGTCCATGTCGGGGCTCTGGTCGGGAAGGTCGAGGGCCTCGAAATTGCGTCCCGAGTAAATCTCGAACTTCATGTACTTGGTGTTGAGGTAGTAGGCTCCGGTGATACCCGTCGCAGCACCGTCGAACACCAGCGGCGCGGTCTTGTACTTCAAGGTTTCAAAACCAAGCGCGCCGAGCTTCGCGTCGGCGTACCGCTGGTTCTCCTGAAGCCCACTTTCGTAAGTGGAGTAGATTTCGCCGTCGGCGACGATCAGGTCGGGCTTTTCTGCGCCACGGATCAGCTTCATCCACAGCGCGTTCATGCCCGCCTTGAGCGCGGGATACTGAAGGCCCGTGGCGCGGGCGACCACTTGGAACTGGTTCTTCCAGAAGGTCCACGTCCCGGCGTCGATGCCGCCGATGGTGCCGAGGCCGTCGGCGGTGACGAAGCCCTTGAGGCCCACGAATGATTTTGCAACGGTACCGTCGCCGTAGACTGCTTTGGTGATGTTGTTCTTCATGGTGGCTTCGGCGTTGTCGAGCTTGCCTTCCAGAAGGTTGAGGATGCGCTCTCGCGAGCGGTTCTTGGCCAGATCAGGGCCCGAGAGGGTCACTGAGGCCACGGCGTTCGCCGGGTCGTAGTGAGCCTCGGAGATGGTCTCCTTGGTGGCCCGGGAAAGCAATTCGGTCCCGAGGTACCACGCGAAGGTCTCTTCTGCGTAAGTAAGCGGGCAGGCAATCGCGCGGCCTCCCTCGATGACGCGAACCCGGTTGCCTTCGCGAAGAAGGGCCGTCACGGCATTCGAGTTGGAGACGTTATCGGCGAACTGCTTGTGATAGTTCTGGATCGTGGTCGCGACGAGTTGCGTGACGGTAGGTTCGGCCATGTGGCACTCCTATGAGGTCAGAAACCAACCTCGTCGGCAGAACGCTCCAGCGTATCCCGCAGGCTGCCCTTCGAGGGCCCGTCCGCGCCGTTGGGGCGTGCGACGGGGGTGGTGATCCCCCGCGTGTTGCCCCGTTGCGCGATGCGGGCCCGGGCGACGTCAGACTGCGACTGCGTGCGGTAGTGTTCCGCCGCGAGCAGTTGCTTCCTGACTTCCGGGTGAGCCCAGCAGGCGGTGTCGTAGGCCTCGGCCAAGTTCCTGTTTGGATTGGCCTTGAACATGTCGATGATGAGCGGCAGCACGGCGTCGAAGTGGGGGCGGAGCTGGCGTCCGTCCTTTGACTTCTCGTCCGCGAAACCGTCGATGTTCGACCTAGCATACCTGACACCTTGGACAGCACGGGCCTGATGCTCCTGCTGTTCTCTTTGCTGCTGGCTCCGCTCGATGGCGTCGAGCTTGCTTTGCGTCTTGCCGAGATGGTCGGCGATGAATTTAACCGCCGGGTCCTTCAGGTCCTCTTCCGAGAGACCCATCGAAGTCGCCGACGGCGGCTGGTTCAAAGCGGAGAAAATGCGCGCTGGGTCCAGCCCCATGCGTTGCGTCAGCCCTACCAGCAGCTTGAATTTATCCTCTTGGTTCGGCGACGTTCCCATCCTGTGCCACGAGGCCCATTCTTGGATCGCCTGAACCGGATGAACCCCCGCTGCTTTCAACGACTGCGCGATCTGCGGGTCGTTGAAGACCGGCGCAAGCGCCTGCGTGAACTGGACTGCTCCCGCACTCGCCTGTGACTTGCGCGTGAACTCGGCTTCCATATCGCCGTGCCGCTTCAGGAGGAATTGCTGGCCCTCTTTCGGCAGCTTGGCGAACGTCGCCTTGTCTTCCGCGCTCCAGTGCTCCGGGACCTGATTGCTTCGCGCTGCGGGTGTTACTTGTGCAGCGGCTGGATCAGTTGGCGGCTTCTGGACTTCAATTTTTGGTTTCGGGGCTGGATCGAGGGGCTCGATTGCTTCACCCGGCTGGGTACCCTCCGATTTGGACACCCAACGCCCGCTTTTATCGCGCGGTCGGTCGTCTTGTCCAAGGGTTTCTTCGGCAGCCCCTTCGACCGGGCCCTCGCCCGGGCCCTCGGACGGGGCCTCGGAGGCTTGGGCCTCGGCACCTTCTTCGAGATCGTCGTAGGCCTGCTCAGCTATATCGCGGAGGCTCGGCGGCGCTCCGTTTTGCGAATTTTCGCCTGCCATCTTGGGCTCTCCTGAACTCTGCGGGGGTGTCGCGTTTGTCGTAGCTGCCGGAATTATGCAAGTCCCTGTCGCGCTGGCGGTGCGACGAAATGGTGCGCGCGTCGATGGGGCTGGCGTAGGCTTCGAAGCCCTGCACGGCGGGCGCTGGGAGGTCGCTGCGCGCGTGCTGGGGCTGCGAGGGCTTGTATCGCTTCTCGATCAGGCGGCCCTCGTAGAAGACATAGACCGGCATCTTCAGCTACTCTCGATGATCGAGGCCGCCGCCCACAGCCGTGTTTGATCCAGCGCCGTGAAAGCCAGCGCCATCTGGCGGTTGCCCGGCATCGAGCCCTCGGTGGTTCCGTCCAATTCGTGGAGGACCGCGCGGAAAACCCGCTCAGCCTCCTTGAGCCGCTTGAGGCGTTCGGTGACGACGGGCTTCAGCACGAAGCCGGTCCACGGGTCCACGGGGACGCCGAGGCCCGGCAGGTGCATCTGGTCGTTCGGTCTGGCCGATCCGCTCATGCGTACACGAAGTTGTCGGCGGCACCGCCGATGGCGCTGGTGCCGTTGGGCGTGGTGACGCGGACGTCGTAGGTGCCCGCCGTTTTGGCCGGGGTGACTGCCGTGATGGTGTAGGAGTTCACCACGACCACGGCGGTTGCGGGCGTGCCGCCGATGGTGACACCCGTGGCCCCGGTGAAGCCCGCGCCCGTGACCGTGATGGCGAGGCCGCCTGCGGCGAGGCCCGAGTTCGGGCTCACCGCCGACACGACGGGCGGCGAGGTCTTGTCCGGGTAGGGCGCGCGGGGCTCGATCGGTCCGCTGCGGTAGGAGCTGCCGCTATAGGCCCCGTAGTCCTTGCCGATATCCGCGAGCGGGGTGAGCTTCGGGGTCATGTTCTTGCCCTTGCCCTCCTGATGCTGCGGGTCGTAATCGGTGCCGACGGCGGCGGAGTGGCAGTTGGCGATGGACTGGGTCGCTTCCGCGATGTCCACGTCCTGACCGAAATCGCCGCCGTGCCAGTCGGCGGCGACATTAGGGGCGCTGTCGTAACGCGGCTTGCCCTCGTGGATGTTGGCCTTCGCCAGCATCGCGTTGGTGATGGGAAGAGGATACCGGACCATGCTCATCGGGTCGGGTCCTTCTTCACGGCAGCGTCGGCGGCAACCGGCGGGGAGCCCTCGGGGTAGGGCGTGCGGGGGCCTATCCCAAGGTCCTCCATCGTCTCGACGGGGCCCGGAGAGACCTCGGAGGCGCTGGCGGGGCCGACGCCGGGGACCTCGCTCGCGGTGTCCTTTTCCTGCTCGGTCAGCATGTCCTCCGGCACCACCGCGAACGCGGTCGGCGCGGCAGGGTCGGGCGAGTAGGTGGTGTTGGCCGGGGCCGGGCTCTTGACGGCAGGTGGCGGCGGGGCGGGATCGGGCTTCTTGACTTCAACCATCGGTCTCTCCTTCGGCTTGGGTTTCGGGATAGCGCGCTTGGCGACGATCTTGGCTGCCTTGGGTTTGGGCTTGGGCCTCATGTCACATCACTCCGGGCGGTGGCGGAGGCCCTCCCGCGCCCATCGGTGCGGGGGCTTGGGTCGGGGCGGGTTTGGGAGGTCCCTTGCCGTTCTGGCCTCTGGAGGGGCCCGGCGGGGCTCCGGGGGGCCCTCCACCCTGTCCCGGGGGAGGCGGGGCGGGAGGCCGCATCATGGCACCCGTCGGGTCCATCTTCATGTAAGCCCCCAGCATCTCCTGATAGCCGTCCACCATGTCGATCACGCCTCTGGAGTGGCGGACCGGATGCAGCAGCATCTTGATCATTTCGAGGGTCATGTTGAGGATCATCGGCGGCGGCAGGATACCGGTCATCATCAGGCCCTGCGCGGCTTGCATCGTGCCGCCGATCACCTGCATGATCTGCGCGTTGGCTTCTTTTTCGGTGGCCTCGTCGGCCTGCACGGTGCTGTCGGTCTCGATGTTGATGGAGCACATCCGCGAGAAATCGTTGCGCAGGATGTCCATGATGTCAGGGGTGACGTTCTCGCCGGTCATGCGGGTGAGCGTCTCGGCATCGAAATTCTTGGCGATGATGTCGGACTTCAGCCGCATCAGGTCTCTTACGAAGTTCGCGACGGACTGCTGCACGCCCTGCATTCTTCCGGCACCGATCGTGCCCTTCATGCGCTGCGCGGTGGCGGTTTCGTAGGGGTTGGTTGCGCCCCGGACGATGTCGGCGATGCCGATGATCTCGTAGATCGCGTTCTTCTGCTGGTCGCGGCTCATGTAGAGTTCTTTGAGCGCGTTGACCCACTCAAGTATCGGGACAAGCCAGATGTGATTTTGCAGGCCGCCAGACATAAGATCGACGCCGTCCACAGGCAGCAGCTTGCCGTCATCAGCCGTAAGAAGGTTCGCAATGTCCGCGTTCGCCGCATTGTAGCCGCCACGGACTTTGATTTTTGCCGTAAGATCACTGATACGCCGAGAAGTGTCGTCCAGATCGGCGGCGAGATGGGCGTACAGGTCATAGAACGCCTTCGGGATCATGGTCTCGGTCGTGACCACGGCATAGATCGGCTTCGGAATGGGGTAGAAGCCCTCCAAGCCCAGAACGTCGGGATCGACGCGCAACGCGCAGCCGCCACCTTCGCGTATGATCCAGAGCACTTCGCGGGTCGAGCGGTTCCAGATTTCCCAGACCATCGCCTTCCGCACAACGCTGTCGAGCTTTCCGGACGCCTTTGTCGAAGGGCCACCACCGACGGGGGACTTGGCCGCGCTCTCCTCGGTCCATTTCAGCAGCTCCGATAACTTGCCGTCTTTCTGGTAAGATTGCAGTTTCTCGCTGTCGCCGAACTCCGAGAGAAGGGCTTTTTCAGCGAACAGATGCCGGAACGCGATCCATTCGACGTCGCCGTGCTGGCGCACGGGGTCGATGAGGATGTCCTCCCAGAACACATACTCATCATCGACCGTCTCCCAGATTTTCGCGTCCTTCATCTGGGGCTCGCCGGTCACCGGGTGCGCAAGCGGGCCTCCCATGATCGGGTCCTCGACCGGGATTTGCTTGAGCACGGGCTTCCAGCGGACGCGACAAATCCCGCGCCCCGGCAACAGCATGTCCCTGACGGCAGCTTTCACCGCTTCATGCGAAGCCTCGTCGGCCACCACGATCTCCAGCGCCTTCTCCATCACGGCAGCGGCGGTGTCGATATCCTGCTGGCGCGGCATGCCGGGCGGCATGGGGGCCGGTTGGGGGACGGTCTGCGGGCCCACGGGCGGAGGTGAAGGCGGAGCCCCGCCAGCTCCCGGAGGGAGCGACATGGGCGGGCCCCCACCGGGGGCATCTCCCGGCGGAGGCCCTACTCCCGACGGCTGGGGTAGGGGGACGCCGCCCGGAGATTGCGGTGGAGGGGGCATCGGGCCCCCGGGTGGAGCCAGCGGCATCGCCGGGCCTCCGGGGCCCATCGACGCGGAAGGTTCACCCGGGGGGCCCGCGCCCGGAGGCAGGGGGCCTGCTCCGGGAGGAGGCATCATTCCCGGCGGAGGACCACCCATGCCCGGGGGCATCATCGGCATGGGCATGGGCGGCATCGCCGATTTCTTGACGAAACGGCTCCTAACCACCGGATCGGGCGGCTTGGAGTACGCCGCCGGAAGCATGACTTCGGTGTTGGCGTAGAGGATGTTGAACGTGGAAGATTGCCCCTGCCTGCTCGAACTTACGGTCTTGCCCGCCTTGGGGCGGGTGATCGGGATATCGCCCCGGTAAATCTGGACGATCTCGCGGCCCCTTGTGCGCCAGTCCTTTTCGGCACGCTCGGCGTCGGCGAGGGCTTTCTCCCAGAAACTGGTATCCACTTCCTGCGCGTCGGACGCGGCGACCTCGGGGCGATCCGGGCGGTCGGCCTCGGGGCTCGCGGGTGTTACCTGCGGAAGATCGTCGCCCTTGGAGTAGGTGGTCTCGGCCATCTAGTCCTTGCCCTTCTTGGACTTCTGCTTGGTGCGGATGTAGGAGCCCTTACCGCCGAACGGGGCCTGATCCTCGGCAGGCTTGCCGCCCATATGCATCGGGTAATCGAAGCGGGGATCGGGGACAAACTGTCTTTGGGGGAGCGCCGTGGTCGGGTCGGTCGGGGTCTCGTTGCGGTCCAGCACCTCGCCCGAAGTGACGCCTTTCGCGAACTGGGCCGGGCCCTGCTGCATCCAGACGTTCTCCATCGGCACGGCTTGGTCGTTGCCGCGATAGAGCAACTGCGCGAACGCATCGCGCAACCGGTTCTCGGCGGCCATGTCGTGGTTCTGCTGCTGATCCGGCATCGGCATCCTCCGGGTGTTCGAGCCCTACACCCGCTATGCGAGTTCGTCCAGCTTGAAAGCATTTCTGACCATCAGCGGGTTCTGGTCCTCGTCGGCCTCGACCCTTGCGCCGAAGGGCCGGGACATGCAGGCGTAGCGGATGTCGTCAACGGCGTGATCCTCGCCC